AATTCTCCGATATGTTCCATAAGATTTTTCAATCTATGTTCGATAAAATAATTAAACAATTTCTCTTTAGTTTTATTTACTTGTGATTCATATGAACCAATGATTGCATTTTTAATTTCCACTGGTATCATACTTAGATCAATCAATTGTTTATTGCGCGAATAATTTCTTTCAATTGTTGCGTCAGTAAACTTTTCATTTTGAAGAAGCAGGTTAGTAATTTTCTTTGCGGTTAATGGCTTCTGGCGTTCACCAATAACAAGACAATTATCAGGAGATAGTATGTTAGGTATTCCATCGCCAGAATCTCCCTTTAAAATATGTTCTTCGAGATAACGCTTTGGGTTATCGTTCGTGATCCACTTTTTACGAACAGGATCATATTGTTTAACATGAGAATGAATATGTAGTTGAATAAAGTCTTTATCACCAGAAAGAATAAGAATATCTTCTGAGTTGAATTGACCGTAAGTTTCAACAAGAGTTGCAATAATATCGTCTGCCTCTGCAGATTCAATATCAATAACACGGTAAGGGAAAAATGCTTTTAGCTCCGCACGAATCTTGTTGAGGCATTCAAAAATAGCCTTCCAGTCGAGTTCTGACTTCTCTTGATTCTTTTTGCGGTTAGCTTTGTAATATGGGAATATTTGTTTGCGCCAATAGTTTGTATTGTCACAGGCGATTACCATTTCACCAAATTCAGAGCCAAATTTTTGTTTATATGAACGTAAAGAGTTTAGTACCATATGGCGAACCATAGACTCTTCTAGTTGAGCATTTGTGTGGTTGCCGAGTTGCATCATCAAATTCGACAAAATCACCTGACTGAAGTCAACAATAATCATATCATTTCAGCTTAAAAGCTGTCGCCTTTCTCATAAAGTTCGATGTTCAATTTTTCACTCATAGATAGTTCGTCCACGCCCTGTGTTTTAATAAAGATGTTTTCTGCAAGGTTTTGGAATGGGTGTTCCATACCATGGATCTTACAAAGCAAAGAACGTATAGCCTCAACGATCAAAGCGCCATCCTTGATATTAATATCTTCCTCGCCGTCTTCGATAGCTATTTGAAATCCAGCAAGTTCCATATTAGTAAACAGTAGAGGAATGATTGTTTGGAGTGTTTCGTTAACGTGATTGAATTTTACCAATTTAATGTTCGATGCTATTTCTTCAGAATCCTTTGGAAAGTTGCTTCTAACATTTTTGGATGGAAACTGAATTACGTTGTTATGGTTTTCCATATTATTATTCTACCTTAAAAGATATAAAATGTCAACTGTTATTATTTATGTTCAACAATGGCTTGCAACACTACTGCCACGCTCGGTGAATTTAAAGTCGTAGATCTTACAAGTTGTTCCATCTAAAATAGCGTTGGATACCTTTTCTTTTGTTCCCTCTGGAGTGTAGAAAATAAAGAATCCACCACCACCAGCGCCAAGTAGCTTTCCACCCAATGCACCTGCCTCTCTGGCTCGGTTGTAAACGTCATCAAAGTATTCATTTGTAATAGATGTTTCCACTGCCTTCTTATCGACCCATGCCTCATGTAGTAGAGAGCCGAAATCGTCTAGCTTGTTTTCTTTCAAATATCTAGCAGCAACAAATGCTTTATCTCTACCTGCTTTGACAAGATTAAACTTAACAGTATCGTCCATAGCTGCGGCTTGTTTTTGTAAGATACTGTTGGCATTTCTACCACGACCAGAATAAACAAGAAGCAAACGAGATTCTAATTCGTTCCAGCATGCTTCATTATAGGTAAGAGGTCGAGTTTCAACAGTTCCATCTTTTTCAAATGAAAAGATATTCATACCACCATATGCCGCCGCATACTGATCTTGTTTACCAACAGGATAATTACACATATCACGCTCGATATGATAAGCTGTCTGTGCTAGATATTCTCTAGTCAACATAGACATATGTCTATCTGGGCTGGCAAGTGCATTAACCAAGCCAACAGTAAACGCAGAGGATGAACCTAATCCAGATCCCTTTGAAAGAATATCAGCAATAGAAGCAATCGTTACTTCTTTGTCGATACCATAATGTTTTAAACTTTCTCTGGTGATTGCATGTTGCATCTGCTCCACATCTGGAAATTCTTCGATCGTATCATACATGATCTTGATGCCCAGATGTGGAGTCTTATGAACCATAACATAGATGTATTTGTTAATAGTAACAGAAAGTGCCGCACCTCTTTCTTTCTCAAAGAAGTTTGGCATATCACTGCCACCACTGAAAAAACTAACGCGAAGGGGAGTCTTTGTGATAATCATTATGTAGTCCTGTAAACAAATTCTTGCTTTTGAGTATGTCTACTTTGAATAGAAGGATACTTTTCTCTTAACTCAAAAAGTAAATTGTCCCATTGATTTTTAATTCTGATGATATTATATCTATTATCAACAAAAGATTTATTGAACATAATAAAATTTGCATGATTACCGTCTCTGGTCATTCTAATGGCGGCATCAAGATATTCCGCAAACTTTATTGCATGATTACGTCTATCATTAAAATCGCCTTGGTACATCATATTAAGACCGCCAGAAGTTTCTGCCAAAGCTCCAAAGTTAGGATGAACGCAGATAAGACCAGCAGACATTGCTTCCAACATAGCACGACATGATGTTTCAAGCCAAATAGATGGATAGGCAAAAATATGAGACTTATTTAAATGCTCTTTAACTTGTTCGTTAGGAACGAAGCCATGATATGTCATTTGAGGATGATTGCGAATTCTATCATAGAGAGGTTCGAATTGTTTATCAGCATCATCCCATCCATAAATTTTAAACGATGAGAAAACATCTAAATGAATATCAGGATTAGTCTCTGCCATCTTTTCAAAAACAGGAACAAGAATTTCTAAACCACGTTGAGGTGTAGAAGTATAAACCAAACGAATCTTTTCGTTATCTTTCGACCCAATAACACTATTAGGAGCTGGCTCAATTCCAGATTCGATCACAATAGATTTATCATCATAAGGAATTCCATGAATCAATTGATAGCGTTGGTATTGCCAATTACTAATAAAAACATACTTATGAAATTGATTCTTAAAACTATCTTCACGAAACTTATTAGACTCTGGATCTTCTGGCAGATCATGAGCCCAGAAAATTCTAATTTTACTTTCATCAATATCTCTTACGCGAGAAGAAATAATTTGAAAATCATTTAAAAGTTCTGGCTCTATGATAGCTGCTAACTTTCGTTTTGCAATTTCTGTACCACCATTAGCATTTTTAGAAACTTCGTTTTCTTCAAAGCCATTCATAATTTATCTCTCACTTCTTGATATGAAGTCTAACCAATGTTGATTTATTTTCCGCAGTGCCGATATACTCAACATCGTAAAATTGAGACGCCCAACTATACCATGGCTCACGACCAATATAATCATGAATGAAGATAACTGGATTTTCTTTCTTATGCTTAAGCAAAGTTACCAAAGCGCATGTAGCACGTGCGATACCGTCAATAAAAAAGATGTCAGCATCCCACCAGCGTTCATCTGGAGGAAGGAGATAATCATCAGTTCCGCAAGGATGCTCTTCAATAACAGAAGCATATCCGTGTTCAATAAACTTTTCTGGAATATGATAGAACTTAAACTTATCGCTAACATCACCAAAGTGTGCATTGATAGCTCTGTTTACTCTGTTATACCAAGCTTCGGTATGTTCAACGGAAATAAGTTTTTGATTACCTGAGAGTGCTTCAATCCAACCACAAGTTGAACCACCACTACCCCATTCAACCATCAAACCATCTTCGGGCATATTCTTGATGCAATTTTGAATATATTCAATTTCATCCTTACCCATTTGAATTTCAGTTAGAATGTTACCATAATTTACAGGAGTACTCATAATCTATTTCCTTTTATTAAATTTTAAATCCAGAATTTACTGCATCATCATAGAACATTTTTACAGTTTCAAGGGAATACTGTTTAAGATCCTTACCGAATGTATTATGCATCTTATCAATCATTGCAGGTGGCATTGTAATAATATCACAACCAGAACGCTCTGCCTGAACATAATTAAATGGCTCTCTTGTTGATGCCCAGAGGAATTCTAAGTTTGTATTGGCGTTCTTTGAATTAGAAAAATAATCAACACCAAACTTAATATACTCTTCAGGATCCTGACCTGCATCAGCAATACGACCAGCAAAAATAGAAACGATACCTGGAGTAAAATGATTTAGATTGTCAATAACTTCTTTGATCTGGTCTTTTGTGAATACAGCTGTAACATTACAACGGATTCCATTTTTGGACAAATCATAATAAAGATCTTGTGTGGAAGTTTTAGCTGTATTTGTTACAGGAATTTTAACGTAGGTTTTATAATTTTGAAGCTCGCCCCAATTATGAATTTTTTCAGCTTGGGATGCCATCTCTCTAAGTTCGTCTGAAAAAACTTCAAGACTTAAAGTAGTTTCGGGACGGTGTTCTGCCAAGTAAGAAATAATATCTCTTGCGAACTTCTCATAATCAGTAACGCCAGCTTGACGCATCAAAGTTGGATTAGTTGTAAAGCCAACAATCCTCTCATCCTTAGATGCCTTTACGATGCCATCAAAGTCAGCACCATCAGAATATAGTTTAATCATACTTTTCTAACTCCGCAATTAGTGTTGCTGCTTGCAACACGTTACCAACAATATAATCAGGGATAATGTGTTCGTATTTTTCTGGTGGTGCGTATCTGTATTTCTCACCAACAAAGACAGTCATTAGTTTGCTCTTATGACCAGCAACTATATCTTTCCAACTGTCCCCAACTATATAGCTGATCTCTCGATTAACCTTATGCTCTTTACATAGCGTTTGAATCATTCCATCGTTTGGCTTATACCAAGCAGAACCACGTTCAAATGAGCAAAGTACTACATCAACCCCAATAGATTCGAGTATCATATTCATATGCATTAAATCAGCTATTTCTAATTTTTCGTCATAGACGTCTGGCTGATTAGTTACCACATATACATTATACCCTTTTTCTTTGAATAAGTCAATAGCTTCTTCAGCGCCATCTATTAATTCAAACTCACCAAGAGACCATGGAGCTGTATATTGACCGTCATGATAAACGAGATGATTGATAACTCCATCTCTATCAAGAAATACCGCTTTATTATTAAAACGAGGAGGTATTTTTACCACTTTGTTTTGTTAACCTGTAGATTAGGATGAGAAACAATGCAATGCCAAACAACTGCTTGGAATGCTTCAGAGTGTGGTGTAATACGAGAAGGCTCTACTGGCGGAACAACAACGCAGGCATCTGCTCTTTGTGCAGTATATCCATCTGGCTTACCAACAATACCAATAATCGTTCCATCCTTTGAACGAGCATATTTGATTGCCTTGATAAGACCTACCGACACATTCCGCTCTTCATCCCCTCCACCCACGGATAAAATGAAGACAGTGTCTTTGTAGCTGAATCGGCTGACTCGAAGATATTGTTCGAAGACAGTGTCAAAACCTTCGTCGTTTGTTCGAGCAGAGAGTTCCGATACGTTATCAGTTGGTGCGTAAGCTTCGATTCCGCAGAGTTTTCGGAGGTCGTTAACCATGTGTGAGGCGTTGCCAGCGCTACCGCCAACTCCAAGGACGAAGACGCGACCTTCAGTGAGATCTCTAGTTGTTGCGAGGGTGTTAACAAGTGTTTCTACCTTTATTAGATCAATTGACTTTGATATTTCAGCGACTTCATTAAAATACTGTTCACAAAATTTCATTTTATTCTTTCCCTTAGTTCTGAGGAACTCCAGTCATGATTTCGTTCGTTGAATATGATCTCAACTCCACGCTGATCGCATACAAGCTGTCCTGTTATTTGATCATTAATATGATCTTCACCAACAAATCTAATATCAATATCTAGTACACCCAGAAGATTGGATAGATCGGCTTCTGTATCATAGGGAATGATTTGATCGACGTACTTTACAGCTTCTAGCTGAAGGTATCTTTCGAATGTAGTTTGTATGGGTTTATTTTTAGTTTCTGGTCTATCGATTGTGGGATCGGTATGTAACCCCACAATCAACTTATCGCATTGAGACTTACAGTCTTTAAGCATTGCAATATGACCTGGATGTAACAGATCAAATGTACCGCAAGTGAATCCTATTTTCATACAGAAGGAGCTTGCCTTTCAATGAAAGCTGTCTGATACTTTTGAATCTTGAAATACTTTTCCATCAAACCAATTACAATTTGAGGATCGTAAGTTTTGCATGAAAAAACATCGAGATACATAGTATCGTTTTCTTCGACGAAATGTGCGCAGATATTTGATGTTTCAATAAGCTGAACAAGAGTATATCCTGCCTTATTTCCACTACCGAAATTAACTACCTGGGGTTCACCATATGGTACCATATCGATGTCGACCACGAGCTGCTTAGCGAAAGCAGTAATATTTTCTGCATTTGAAATTGCTTCATGGTCGCAGCCAGAAGCGTCAACAATTGTATGATAACCCCAGTATGTCATTTCATTCAGTCTCCTTGTAATCTATTTTGTTAATCCAGTTTAGTTTATTTTCTTCAGACCAGCTTTTAAGATAGTCGTTGTCTTCTTCAAACATCCTAAGATATTCCTCTTTATTTATTTCACGATGAGAAACGATAACTGTACCTAGATGTTCCTGACTAAACTCTTTAAAGTCGGCATTACCTTCTTTAATAAAAACTTCATCAAGCGCATGATCAATATTTTCTTCTACTTCTACAGCATATCTAATACGATATTGAGATAGAACTTCTACCATAACAAGTTTTTTCATTATAGATATCCATCTACTTCCTGAATATATTTTACACTATCAACTCGGAAAGATCGCCAACCGTTAGCTTGAACATCCCAACAAACAACTATTTCTAAGTTTTCTGGCTTAGAATGCTGCTCCTCAAGATGTTTATAATCAACTGGCTGAGGAATAATTCTTTGATCAAGAGTGCAACGCATAATACGTGCGTCTCCATTTACCTTTGTAAAACTAACTTCCATAACATGGCTTTTCAAATCAGCAATAATATTTTCTCTCTTATAAGTCATAATTCACCTATTCATTCAAAAGTTGAGATGTGTCGTTATTACGCTCGTTCAATTTCTCAGCAAGTTGTGTGTATCCTCCAATATAGAAACCATCAACAACAACTACAGGAAAAGCTTTCGCTCTTGGATAAGTTTCAAGAAGAATTTCTCTCGTGAAATCTCTGCCCAAAACTTTTTCTTCAAATGCGATATTATTTGTACGAAGAACATTTTTTGCGCGAGTGCAATATGGGCAGTCTGGTTTAGTCCAAATAACTACATGTTCCATTAGCTTAACCTTTCTTCCCAGTATTTCTTTACATCTTCAATATTAGAAGGATCGTAACCATTAGCATACATATCCACCATTACCATAAGTTCTAGATCACTTTGTAGATTCATTTACCTT